ATGACCCTGACTAACCACAATAGGGTGTCGTTAGCGGATAACTTGCTCTTTGCCGAGATCGCGGTCCACGCCCTCTGCCGGCTGGAGCGCCTTGAGCGAGTCCGCTGTTTCTTGACAGATGCCCGGTCGGCTGTCTGGGATGCATATCGTGGCGACCTGCAGCTGACCGATCTGGTGGACATGTGCCTCCGGGACCAGGCGGTTCCCTTCCCATCGGTCTTCAGCATCGCGGATGTCGTTCCAGGCTCGGGACCAGGGGACATCCGCTGTTTCTCATCCGCGGCCCTCCAGGAATGGATCAAGGCCGAACGGCGGCGACCAGACCAGACGCCAAGGGGCTTTCTGTCATGGGCAGCCGATAAGCTTCTTCCGAGCGGTCCGCGTTGGGGTGAGCCGGTGCCCACCATGGCGAGGAACCAACTCGCCATGGAATTGCCCGGCACCGGTGGACTGCTGGCATACCGGGTCATCACCGAGGGCGGCGGCGTCTACCTGCAGGACAACTTCCTCATCGCCTGCGCCGTCAGGCTGTCCGGGTGCCAGTAGAGGCGGTACACCGGCTCATCCAGGATCGCCCCTTCCGCCACGCAGAACGTCCGGATCCACTGGTCCCAGTCCTGCGCGTGCCGGCGCAGCTCGGGGGTGTTCCGGTTCCCCCCGGCAAGCTGCACCAACGACCGGCGCACCACCACGCTCTGCGCTGGCGTCAGGCACCGGTCGCGCACCGCCACCCACGCGTCGCGGATCGGCCGCTCCACGTTCCAGTTGTACCGGGGCGCGCCTGCGCCCACCAGAACACGCCCGAACGACACACCCGCGTACGGGTTGGCGCGGAGCGCGTCGAACTGCCTCTGCAGCTTCTCCGGCAGCCACTCGTCGTCGGGATCCAGGTGGCAGAAGAAGTCGCCTCGCGCAAGCCAGTAGCCCGAGTTACGCGCCACCGAGACGCGCTGGTTCTCCGCGTGATGCACCACCCGGATGCGTGGGTCCCGGGCCGCGTAGAACTCGGCGACGCGCTCGCCCCCATCCGTGGAGGCGTCGTTGACGATGATCAGCTCCCAGTCGGTGAAGGTCTGCGCGATCACCGACTCCACTGCGCGCTCGCACCCCTTGTGCGCAACGTCGTACCACGGCATGATCACGCTGAACACGGGGGGTGGGGCAACCGCCGGGGTATCGTAGTCGCCCCGAAACGGCTCGTGCATCGCGAGCTTCACGGCCGGCTTCTCCGCCGGAGCCGGCTCCGGGGCGGGCTCTGGTACCGGCGCCGGGGTCTTCTCCGGTGGGGGCACCTGCTTCTCGAGCGGAGGCGGCACCGGGATGGGCTGCTGTGGACGGTGGATCACCTACACCACCTCTCCCAGCACGGTCCACTCCCCATCCACCAGGGCATCGCCCCGCGCGCCCGTCCACCCGAAGCCCGCCAGCACCGCGTGCAGCGTCAGCGGCCGGCCCTCCTCTCCCGGCGGCAGGTAGATCGTCCAACACGCCTCCGTCTCCGTGCGGTGGTTCAGGTCATCCGAGACGACCGCGTCCGCCCGGTCCGTCCGCAACACCGCGGTGAAGCAAGGGTCACCAAACTGCCCGGCCACGACGAACCGGAGGGCCACCCGGATCGTCGCCCCCGTCCGCCCCAACTCCACGGCGTGGGGGGCGAACCGAACCACCCGTCGCGCGCTCCGTTCCCCGGCGCGGGGCAGCATCGAGACATGCGCCATTAGCGGTAGCCCTTCCGGGTCCAATGGATCACATAGGAGAGGTCCGGGAGATCGAGGCGGTCCAGCCGGCCCGTGAAGACGCCGTTCAGATTGGCATGGGCCTCCCGAACGAAGGGATTCTCATCCAGCGTCGAGAGCGAACCGGTGAAGGTGCCGGAGAGGATCGCGCTCACCTCGTGCGTCGTTGGGTAAGTCAGCGCCGCCTCCGCCGAGAAGACGCCCCCCAGGCTCGCGCCGGCACTGATGATGTTGCCGTTGAAGGGCTCCAGGGCTACCAGCGCCGCCGCCCCGAAGCAGTTGGGGTCGGTGTAGGAGCACTCCGAGTTCCGGGTGCCCGCCCATGCCTGGGCCGCCTCGAACACCGCCAGGGGGTTCGTGCTATAGTAGCTCGTCAGGTTCGCCCTCTGGGTTGCGAACCCGTTCGGCGTGTAGAACGTCGAGTAGCCATCGCTCGCGAAGATCGCCAGGAGTACCGTGTTCTCGACGGTCGTCGTGAACTGCGGGAAGCAGTGACTCCAGACGCCCTGGTACCAGTAGTCGTTATAGCCGTTGGTGATGATCTCGAAGGTCGGCCGGCCCACCTCCGCGTTGATCGGCACCGGCCGGGCCGTGCCGGAGTAGGCCAGGAGCGCGCCGCTCCATTTGGTGGAGGACGGCGCGGTGAACGAGTAGCTCGAGGGTTCGCTCGCCGTCGCGATCTTGTAGGCCAGGAAGAGCCGCCCCCCGGTCTCGTTACCCACGGTGTCGTAGTTGGTGGGTGCGCTCCCGTTCCCGCACATCCTGATCGTGCGGAAGAGCGTGAACCCCGCCGGCAGCGTGATCGGGCCGCCCAGGAACTTGGTCGAGATCGCCGCGATCAGCGCGTCGTTCGCCGCGACCCCGGTCGGCCTGTTCAGGACGAAGCCCGTACCTGTATAGTCGGAGTACCCGGTCGTGGCGCTGCGGAAGGCCACCGGCATGCTCGCGCCTCCTCAGTCCAGGGTCAGGTCCAGGGCGCCCGCCGGGTAGCGCACCACGTCGCCGATGTTGATCGTGCCCGCTCCCGATTCGCCCGCGATCAGCAGGTTGCCCCCGGTCAGCGCGTCGAACACCCCCGCGTAGGGAAGGCTGCCCCACGCGACATTGGCGCACGCGGGGAACGAGACCGAGTTCGGGTTGTCGATCAGCCCGTGTGTTGTGGCCGTCCAGGCGTTCAGAAGCTGGCGAGCGTAGCCGTTCGCCGATGAGGGCTCGACACCCCCGGTGCCGTCTGCCTGCCACGACTGCGCCGAGAGCGCCAGGTAGAGGCTCGGAGCCGCATAGGCCGTGTTCTTGAAGAGGAGCGCGAGAGCGACGTGCGCCAGATAGTCACTCCATCCCCCGGCCTTCACCCCGAGGGTCAGCGCGTTCGCGGCGATTGAGGGCGCCTTCCCGATCGGCACCACCTTGTGCTCGGGGAGCTGCACGTAGGCGTACAGGTTCCCGGCGGTAGCGGCGTCCACGATGCCGACGTGCGTGATCGCCCACTGCACCGTCGGCTCCGGGAACGTGACCGCGCCCACGTTGCGGATCGCGCGGCCGGCGGGTGTCGACCACGCCGCGGAGTTCAGGGCCACCCGCGCGTAGGCCGCGTCTGCCGGCTCCACCATGTTGCCGGCCTCCGTCGGGTCGTCGGTGAAGAGCGCCGCGAACGTCTGCACTTTGGGGGTGTGTGCCTCCACGCCGCAGAGGTGCTTCAGCAGCAGCGCTTCGGCGAAGTTCGTCAGGATACCATCCATGCGAGCGGGGATCTCCTATCCGAGGATCTCGATGAGCACGCACTGCTGCGAGCCGTCCGACTGCCGGCCGTCGCTCATCTGCGCGATGGGGGTGATGCGCACCCCCGTGGGCCCGGCGGAGCGGAACTCCAGGGGCGTCGCGAAGACGGTGTTCTCGGGGGTGCCCGCGCCGTGCGCAATGCACGCCTCCAGCACGTCGCCCACCTCTCCAGTGACCTGGAACGAGCCACCCACCTCGGTCACCTCGCCGAGGGCGCCTGCGACGCTCGGGTCGAGTTGCGCCAGGCCCACCGACCCGGGCGCGATCTGCCCGGCGCCGACCGGACCGACCACCCGCAGATCCGCGAGCGACGAGAGCGCGACGCCATCCCAGGAGACCCGGCAGAGGCGGAACCCCACCGTGGGCAGGGGGGCCACCACGCTCACGGCGATCTCTTCGCTCACGTCGTCCAGGTACACGTAGTAGCTACCGACCGCCTCCGCGGCAAAGAGGTAGCTCGCCGGACCGGAGTAGCGCTTCCCCCGGAAGTAGAGCGTGCCCGCCGCGAAGGCGATGGTGTCCATCCCCGAGAGCGACGGCTCCCAGTCCGCGGCGGTCAGCACGCAGTCCTGAGCCAGGTCGTCGCTGCGCTGCTCCAGCCCAGCCTGCGCTTCAAGCTGCATCTGGTTCAGCTCTGCGGCGTAGAGAGGGGTGTCGGCCTGGAACACCTTCGAGAAGTGGAGTTCACTTGCCATCAGCCGAGCTTGTCGCCTTCCACCGCTCCCTCGGCGGCGAGGGTGCTGCTATCCAGGAAGAACCGTCCCGTCACATTCCGGGGGTAGGCACGGGCGGCGGCAATCGCCTCCCACCGTGTTACCGTCTGCCGCGTTGTCACCGGGCGTCTGCCCGAGATGTAGACCACCGTGCGCGCCAGCTCTCGGTCGGTGTGGGTGGGCATCAAGGCATCCATTCCAGCACGCCGGTGTAGACGGCCTGGTGGGTCACTTCGTTCTCATCCGCCTTCAGCGTGCGCTGCTCCTCCGTCAGCCGGAAGATGGACCCCGGTGGAAGGTCCACGCCGGTCAGTTGGGATCGGACGAACATACCCGGGTAGAGGGGCTTCCCCTGGGTCTCCCACACGATCGTCTCGGACGTGATCTCGGCCCGGATCCCCTTCTTCAGGGCGGCCACCGCGGGGTCAGAGAGGTTCGGGTCATCGATCACCTCTTCCCACACGTCGCCGACGTAGTAGCGCCACGCCGGGTTCTCCTGGCTGCCCTTGTCCTGCCACAGCGCCGACTCCGGCGCGATCTCGGTGCCCGGCACGGTGAGGCTCCCCTCCCGAATGCTCGTGGCCCCCAGGATCTCCACCTCATTCACGAACTCGCTCAGGTCGCGCTTGTGCCGTACGCGCCACAGGCGGTCGTCATCGTCGGCGGGGTCCTGCTCCAGCACGAACACCTGGGGATTCGCCCGGTAGTCGGGGCGGGGCAACGCGTGGTAGGTGCCGTCCGGCTCAATGCGCCAGATCCAGTCGCCGCGCTGCCGGCACAGGTAGTCCAGCCACTTCACCGCCTCGACGGTGTAGCCCGGCGACAGGTCGCCCTGGACCACCGGCTCGTCCGGGCTGCTCGTCAGCGCATCCACCCGCGCATCCGGCAGCGGCAGCACGAAGGTCTCGAACTGCGCCAGTTCGGGGGTGCCCCAGGCCCATCCGTTGATCCGGATCCGTGTGTCGGGCACCCCGAAGGCGTTGAGTGAGTGCCGCCACGCGTCTTTCCAGGGCCATCCCGCCACATCCCCGATCCGGCTGCGGCACTTCTTCTTCTCCAGGCGGAAGGAGTCGTCCTGAAGCTCGATCACGCGCGGCACCGGCTGCGTCGTGCCTTCCAGCGTCACCTCGGGGTTGATCACCCGGCCCGTAAAGAGGATGTACTCCCCCGTGTCGGTGCCGTCGCAGTCCAGGGCCCCCGCCCGGATCTGCATCTCCTCGTTCCCCCGGAAGAACGGGAGCAGCGTCGCGCAGCATCCCGGCACCGTTACCCGCGCCGTCGCCCCGCGCACCATCCCCAACTCGTTCTCCTGCCGGGCCACGGTCACTTCCGTCACCCCGATGACCTGCGGCGCCTTCGCCTGCGTCCGGAAGTCCGGCGAGTACACCTCCTGCAGCCGGTACAGAATGGGCGTGCGCAGCGGGTTCCCCGTCTCCAGCGTGGCGCCGAAGCGCGCCAGCTTCGTCGGAGGGTCGTCGGTCTCCACCAAGGGCGTCACCACCGACCCACCCCGGCTCTTCCCGCTCGCCGCCTGCACGTTCACGCGGAGGTTGGCCGCCTTCACCTCCGCCGTGACCACGCGCCCCGCCTCGTCCGTCGTGGTGAAGGGGAGTTCCGGCGGCTTCTGCGTCTCCACGCGTCCCCAGAACCGCTTGCGCGTCTGCACGTCGCCGTTCTCGTCCTGGAACTCCTCCACCACCGGCCGGATGAACTGTTGGCACACCATAAACGCCACCTGGTGCCCCTGCGCGTAGAGGCGCATGGTGCCGACCGGCGTGTTCGCCCGCGTGATCGCGTCGCTGTAGTTCCACCAATCACCGAACGAGCCCGCCGCGATGGAGAGCACTCCCTCCAGTTGCCGGATGAGGATCATCTCCTCCAGGTCGCCGCCGTTCACTGCCGCCCGCTTCAGCTCCCACTGCAGGGCGTTCCCCGAGAACTCATCCAGCGTCTCCCACTCCGAGACCACCGTCTCTCCATCCGGGCCGATCTTCGCCCGCCGCAGCAGGGGCTTGCGGTTGTCCAGGTCCCACGATCCGAAGCCGACGAGGCTCTTCATCTCCTCCGGGGGCTGGCCCATCCAGGCCGCATACGTCGGGAAGAGCACGCAGTAGCGGTACGTCTCACCCCGGTAGCGGTAGTCCGGAAGAGCGATGGAGACCCACGGCTTCAGCAGGCCATCCGCGGGCCGAAGCTCCGTCAGCTTCCCCGCGCGCACCTCCAGGTTCGTGGGCGCCGACCGGATCACGTAGACGGCGACTCCTGCGTCCAGGTCATACGTCCGGCGCAGCTTCACGCCGCCCCACTGCGTCGGGCGCGTGTCGTAGTACTTCAGGTAGGCGGCCTGGGGTGTTCCGGCAGGCACCACCAGGCGCCACTTGTTGCTGGGAGCGCCCGCCCACGGCTCGTAGTCACCCGGCGCGAACGACTGCTTGCTGTGAACCGAGTGCAGCACCACCGCGTTCAGCGGCTCGTAGTATTGCGTGTTGTTGAACCGCCACGTCCGTACCAGCTCCGAGTAGTCCCTCCGGTTTCCGCCCCGGAAGTACCACTCCCGCACGAACGCCCGGCCGTCGGGTTCACCGACCGACCGCGGGTAGTCCCAGGCAACCGAGAAGTAGTGGCGTACGATCATCAGACCTCACCCCTCAGAAGCCCACCTGCTGCCGCGCGCGATGATACGAGCTCCGCAGCATCTCGCTCGTCTTGTCTGTGCGAATGCGGATCACCCACTCGTTCTCCGCCACCTGCTCGGCGCTCACCGTTCCATTGCCGATGCTTCTGCCGTTCACCGCCAGCCGGCTCCCGCCGGTACTTGCCACGCCCGACGTGGGATCCGGCAAGTTCGGGATGGGGTAGAGCGTTGTGCCGCACGGCGGCGCTTCCGGCAGTGGCCGGATGGTCACCCGCGGCTCCGGGGCCGGGCGAATGCGCACTCGCGCCCTCGGTGACGGTGTGATCAGCGACGGTCCCACGGGGAGCTTCGGCCACGGGATCCGCGGCAGCACCGAGGGAGGAGTCCCACCCGTCAGCGGTGCCCCCGCGGGAAGGGAGCCTGGCCTTCCGCTCGTGAGCGGCCCGCCCACGAGGATCACCGGCGGCCACACCCCCGGCGGCCGGCTCGTCAGCGGTCGCGCCGGCACATGCGGCATCGGCCGGATCCCCGTCACGCCCGGTGCCACCGGCACCTTCCGCATCGGCAACCGCGGGAGCCACGGCTCCGATCCGCCGCTGTCCGGCGGTCGCTCGATCTTCCACTTCGGTGCCGGCAGCTTGGGCGCGGGCAGCCGCGGGATGTCTGGTGTGACGGTGAGCGCCTTTGGGTGCGGCCTCATCCCGGACGTGATTGCCGCCCCAACGCTCACCGCCGCCTTCCGCGCTACGCCGACGCTCTTGCGAATCCCCCGGGCCAGCGTGCCGATCAGCCCCGGGCCCGTCTCGTCCAGCGTCTTCAGCGGGCCCCGCTTCGCCGGCGAGTGGGGCAGGTGCTCGTCGATCCACGTCAGGATCCTCTTCAGCACTCTGCCGAGCGGGCTGTGCTCGACGCTCATCCCTCGCACGAACTGGCGGAACAGCTCGCGCCCCGAGTGGTACATCCGCGGGAAGAACCCGGTGATCTCGTCCAGCATCGCCCGCAACCCGCTCGCCACGCTGTTGCGCAGCCCGGATGCCCACTCCATTGCCGCCCCCAGCGCGCGCAGGTAGGCGATGTAGAGGCGGGTGAGCGCGTAGATGAGCACGCCGGCTACGGCCACGAACGCCGCCACCTGGTACTGCCCCAGCACGGCGGCGGCCGTCGCGATCAGCAGCGTCGCCCCCAGGAACTTGATGTCGTTGCGCACGCTCCGAACGCCGTTCCAGAGCCGGCGGATGGAGTCCGCGACCCGCGCGACCGCCGCCCCCATCCGCCCTAGGCGGCCCGTGGTGCCCTCGCCGTGCTTCCCCAGGAGTCCGAAGGCATACGCCAGCGCCAGAATCGCCGCGGCGATGACCGCGATCTCCCAGAACGCCGCGATCTTCACGACGATCCAGCGCACCAGCGCCCAGATCGCGCCCCAGATCGCCTTCGTCAGGAACCAGAAGGCGCGCGGAAGCAGTAGGAGCACGCCCCGCATCGTGACCATCCCGCGCACGGCGCCCCAGATCGCCGTGATCAGCGGCGGGATCTGCGCGAACAGCGCGGCAATCGCCCCCGGCGCCGTCAGCGTCTGCAGCGCGCTCAGCGAGGTGAAGAGGACCCCGAGGAAGAACGCCACGCTCGACAGCGCCACCAGGACGCCGCCCACCGCCACGATCAGGGCGCCGAAGACGATGGTGCCGGCCACCTGCAGCGAGAAGAGGATGGCGATCACCTTCGCGATGGTCGGGTGCGCCTTCTTCAGCGCCTGCCACAGGTCCCACACCCGCCCCAGGAACTCCGCGACCCAGCGCAGGATCGTGACCACCCACTGGTACAGCGGCGCCAGCAGGTCGCCCAGGAGGTTGCTGATGGAGTCACGGATCTGCTCGATGCGGCCGGAGATGAACTGGATCATCGCGTCCATCATGCTGGCGTACTGCTTGCCGAAGGCGGTGGTGGGGTCGCCCTCCCAGGTGCGCAGCAGCAGGTCCACCACCGGCTTCGATGCCAGGCCCTTGGCACTCCGCATCATCGCGATGAGTTGGGCCCGCGTCTTCCCAAACCCCTTCTCCAGGACCGGCCACACGTTCAGGTTCGCGGCGGCGAGCTGGTTGATCCGCCGCATATGGACCTTCCCCTCGGCCAGCATCTTCCCGACCGCATCGCCGATGCGCACGAAGCGGTCGGTGCCGCCGCCCGCTACGCCCGCCGCGTTCGCAATCGCGGTCAGCGTGTTCAGGAGGTCCTTCGCATCGAACCCCATCGCCAGGAGGCGCTGAGACAGCTTCACCGTCTCTTCCATGTTGAAGGGGCTCTTGACGGCGAACGTCTGCAGGTCCGCGTAGAGCGCCCGCGCCTTCTCCGCACTCTGCAGCAGGTTCGCGAACGCGGCCGTCGTCCGCTGCCGCAGTTCCTCCATCCCCAGGCCGGCCTTCGCGATCCCCCCGCCGATGCCGAGGAGCGCTCCGCCGAAGAGCATCACCACCAGGGCGGTCTCCCGCAGGGCCATGGAGAGGTCCAGCACGTTCCGGCGGAACGCGTTGAAGTTTGCGTTCGCCTGCGGCAGCTTCACGTTCACGTTGTGGATCGCGTTGCGCAGGTTGTTGAGGTTCGCCGCCAGGTTGTTGATCGCCGCCGACGCGTTGTCGATCACGTCGATCGCGATCTTCAGGTTCAGCGTGGCCTGCTGGCTCTGCGCCATCGTCACCTTCCCCCACTCTTGGCGGCGGCCTCAGCCTTTCGGCGTCGCTCCTCGTCGGCCTTGGCTTGCTCCTCGGCGATGAGCAGCCAGTCCTCAATCAGGTCGGCCGGCTCCGCGAGCAGGCGCTCGGTATCGTATCCCGGGTAGCGCCTCAAGAGGATATCGAGGAGCAGGGGAAGCTCCGGCTCCTGCACCGGCTTTCCCCCCTCCATCCGCCTCACTTGCTCTCGGAGCCTCCCGCGTTTCCCCGCGACTGGAAGGCGAAGTTCATCGCGTGTGTCGCCAGCTCGATCAGTGTGGAGAAGTCGAGGGAGCGCACGTTCTCCTGCGAGAAGGGCAGCGGCTTCACCTCGCCGCTCTCGTTCTCGATCTCCACCCCCTCCCACCCGATCACGCACCGGTTGTTCACCAGTACATCCACGAGCTTGCCCAGTTCGAGGTCGCTCAGGGTGATCTGCACCGACTCCGGGTCGGTGGCGCCCTTCGCCAGGTCGCCCAGCTTCACGCACTCGGCGAAGCCGCGCTTTGCCTGGTAGCTGATCTGCAGGAAGAAACGGGCGTCGTCTATCGTCACGCTCTTCGTGAACGGGGAGATGCGCATACGGCTCCTCTCAGGGTTACACGGGGGCGGCGGCGAGGATCCGCACGCTCGGCAGCGTGGGATCGGCCTTCACGGCCCGGAAGCTGTAGACATGCACCGGGTCGCCGTTGGCTCCCTCGGCGTCGTACTCGTACTCGAACCCCTGGTCCGGCGCAGCCACCAGGTTTGCGGCCTCGACGTAGAGCACGTCGACCGCGGCACCGCACTGCTCGTAGGTGGCGGCGAACGCGAGCGTGCCGGGCGTGTAGCATGCCGCCAAGAAGTCATCCTGCAGGGCAGCGTTCCAGATCACCGGCACCTCGACGCTCAGCTCCAGCTCGATCTCCTCCTCGCCTGCCTTCAGCTCATACGCTTCGCGCAGGCTCACCAGGCCGGAGGCGCCGAGGCCGCGGCTCGCCGGCTGGAGATCGCCGTAGCTCATGTACTTGTGGTTGTTCTTGATCCCGAGCTTCCACTCGCGCACGCGGAGCCCGCCGGGGGGCGTAACCGGCCCCGTGAGGGCGACGGCGCTCTGCCACCCGAACAGAACCGGGTCCGGCAGCGCCCCGCCCACGAACCCTGTCGTGCCGGAGATGTCACCACCCAGGGCGAGGAGGGTCACCGATGCTTTGAGCACCTCGCCGTCCTCGCTGTACTCCTGTGACAGATCCAGCGAGTCGATCACGGCGCCCCAGAGGAGCAGCGCGTCCGCGCCGGCATTCCCTGCCAGGATCGAGAGCGAAGGTACCCTCCCGCTTGCCGACCACGTGCCCCCGACGCTGCCGTCGACCGAACGGATCGCGTGCCGGATGAACGCGGGCGTCTGCACCTCCAGGTCGAGGCCGTCCATCCCGGCGCGGATGATGCCCCCACGCCGGTCCACGCGACCGCCCACGTGCCGGCGCGTCTGCACGTTCGGGTGCGCGTAGATCCGCCCCTTGGTCACCCGGTCCGAGTAGATGCTCGGGGTCACCGGCACGCCGTGCGTTGCCTCGAGGCCGTAGAGGATGCACGACTCTGTACTGCGGAAGACCGGCGCCTCCGGCCGGCTCGTTGCGTTTGCCATCTATGGGAACCTCTCTACCGGCCCCGCCGAGGCCGCCACGGAGAGCATCACGCCCCCGGCTTCGCCCGCTTCCCCGTCGGTGCCGCCGGAGCGTCCGGCACGCCCTCGTCCGGCTTCACCTCCACCAGGAAGGGCGCTCTTCCCGCGTCGAAGTGGCCCAGGATCGCCGCGTCCTCGATCACCGTCGCCTGCTCGCGCGTCACGCGGATCGCTCCGGGGCTCAGCACCAGGGCATCTACCGGATACTCAGGGTGCAGTGTGAAGGTTCGAGGCATCAGACCCCCGTTCGTGAGTTCAGCACGTCCACGCGGACGGCGGCAATCGCGTACCAGGCCCGCTCGGCCACGTCCTGGCGTACCCGCAGCGAGACGCCCCGGCACGAGGCGCGCTCCCCGGCACACCGGCCGTCATAGTGCAGCCCCCGGTTCTCCCGGATGATCCGCTTCACGGCATCGGCGAGGGCAATCGCCTCCTTCGCCGCGTCCACCGACCCGGCCGTGCTCCGGGCCACGCATGCCACGAAGAGCGTCGTGAACTCGCGCTCGGTATTGGACGAGGCCACCGGGCGCACTTCCTGGATCACCGTGTCATGCACGTAGAAGACGCTCACTTGCGGGAAGCTCCGTCGGGCACGGTCCACCTCGTCCGGAATGCTGTTGTAGACGTCCTGCGTTACGGCGCAGCCGACCGGTAGGCTACCCCCGACGGCCGCGTCGAGGATGTGGTAGACCTGGTCCCAGACCTCCACCAACCCGTCCGCTGCCATCAGAACACCCGAATCAGGTGGTCGATCACCTGGTCTGCCACGTCATCCACCGTCTGCGGCGTGATGTCCAGGAACGTGCGCTGCGGCAGCGGCGTCTTGCGCCCGGGCCGGCCCTCGTTGTGCCAGGCGGCGCGCGGGTCGCTCGTGCCGTAGCTCAGGTGGTTCTTCCGCACGGACTCCACGGCGTTGGTGCCTCCCATCAGGCTGTGGAACAGGTCCCAGAACCGGCGCAGCTTCGTCTCTCCCGTTCCCTCGCGCCGCCGTCGGGCCAGGTACGAGGCACTCAGGTCCGGCCAGGGGTTCCCGCTCGGCGTGCTCTCCTGCTGGAACGCCTCGCGCGTCTGCCGGCGCAGGTAGGGGAGCGTGTCGTTGGTGAACACGGGGCGCATGTCGCGAATGGCGTCGCGGAACTCGCGCAGCTTCCGCTGCACGTCGCCGCGAGCCACGTTCGTGATCACCACGAAGCGGTAGACCGGCATCAGAGGCTCCCCTCCGCGTTCGGCTCCTGCCCATCAAGCTGCATCGTCACCCGCTGGAACACGCCGCCGTCGAGGTCGTTCTTGGTCAGCTCCGTCAGGTAGCCCCACCCGATGCACTCCACCTTCGCCTCGTCCAGCAGCTTCATCACGTTGCGCACCGCCTGGCTCCGTCGCACATCCGGCGAGGGATGCTCGGTGAAGATGTCGACCCGCGTGACCAGCTTGTGGCTGAACCGTAGGAGCGCGAAGTAGCGCAGGAGCGCTCGGAACGCGATCACGTCCGACTCCGCCACCGCGCCGCCTGCCAGGTCCGAGAAGGCGATGCCGTATTCCAGGAGCGCGCCATCGATGGCGCCCCCGTACCCGACAGGGGTGTCCGTCTCCGAGAGCCCCGTCTCCAGGGCCAGGTCGCTGAACTCACTCGCCAGGTACGCCAGGGCATCGGCTCGGGTGAAGGCCATCGGCGGCTACTCGCTCTTCTTGCGCGCGCGTGCGCGCTGGGCTCCCACCGCCTGGGCGACTCTTTCCGCCAGGTCGGCAATGGACTCCAGGGCATGGAGCTGTGCCACGCTGGGGTGGGGCACGAAGCCCTTCTGGGCCGGCTCCACGCCGACTTCCTGCGCCAGCGCTTCCAGCGTGCCGGTGATCCGGGAGATCGCCGACTGCTTGCGCGCCTCTAGGACGTAAGGGGCTGCCATGTGGTCCTTTCCGAGAAGGGGAGCCCCTGGGGGCGCGTCACCCCCAGGGGGACAACTCAGGCCATCGGCGACTCATACCCGGCCGGGATCGCGTAGGCGGCGTTCCCCACCCGGGTCACCGCTGCGCCGACGCGGTTCCACGCCCCGAAGCCGGCGTGCCGCTCGTACTGCTGCTCCCAGAAGGGGTGATCGGCGCGCTCAGCCACGGGATGGAAGCCCTGCAGCTCCGGCAGCGCGTGCTGGCGCATGCGCAGCGGCTTCTCGGCCCGGGTCATCGTGCTGACCAGGTAGTCGTCGGGGAGCACCGACCACTTGAAGACCCACGACCGGCTCGCCTGGTCGTAGCCCAGCAGTTCGCCCGGCACGTTCACGCCGACGCTGCCTATCAGGCGATCGCCCGTCACGGCCTGCTCCACGTTCGGGTCGGCCTTGTCGATGAAGCTCACCAGCGCCTTCGTCGAGGCCTCCAGGTTGGGAGCGATCAGGTGCACTACTTCGCCGTCGTTCCCCGGGTGCTCGCGCAGGCTATCCGCGGCCACCTGGTAAGGGTTGCTCGCATCCGCGATCCCTGCGGCCTGCGCGAAGTAGTGGCTGTCGGTCGAACCCGTCTCGCCGCCGTTGCGCAGCAGGTAGGAGGTCGCGTCGGCGTTGGCCAGGGGCTTGACCGCGAGCGTGCCGTGCGCCTCGTCGTCGAAGTTCCAGTCGGCGTTGCCGAGGAGGGCCGCCAGCAGGTGGTTCCGCATCCACCGCAGGTCGGCGTCCAGGATCGTCGTGAGCACGCGGTTCGCCTCTTCGACGGTCATGAAGAGCGTCGCCATGCGAGTGCGGCCCCAGGCCAGGCCGGCGCTCTGGATTGGGTAGCTCACCTCGTAGTAGCCTGCGACCTGGATCTGCCGGGCACGCCCGTATTCATCCAGGGGCTGCAGGCTCACGACGTTCGGCGTCTTGTAGCGCGTCTTGAACTCGGTGGTGGGCTCAACGAAGAGGTTGAACAGGTCTCGCACCACCTGGTTATGCACGGCCACACTCTCGGTGATGGCCCGGCCAACCTCCTCGACACCGACTTCGGTGACGCGCTGGCCCAGGACATCCGCAAGAGAGTGGAAGCCGTATAGGAGGGTGTTCGCCACGGAGGCTCCTCTCGGGGGTCATCACAGCAACTGGGTCGGCCCCGTCTGCGGCGAGCCGAACCAGTCTTCGTCTATCTCCAGACCGGGCGGCCGGCCTCCCTCAGCACGTTACGGGGCATCGATCTGCACGTAGAGTGCGCGGTCGTAGCTCTGCCCCACTCGGGTCACCGGCACGGCCAGGATGTAGCCCAGCTTCTTGCTCACGGTGCCGGCGGCGTCGGCGATCCTTCCCGCCGTGTTGCTCAGGAAGAGCGTGCCGCCGAAGTCGCGGGTGCCGAAGTCGTAGCCGTCGAGCACGCCCTCCATCAGCACCGTCACCGGCATCCCCGCCTTCACGGAACGCGTCGCGATCCCGAAGACACGTGCGTTCGCGTCGGTATCGGCCTGCGCCTTCACCACGCGCCCGGCGCCGTTCCCGCTCGGGATGAGGCGCACGGCGTCACCGGCGGTCAGGTCCTCGCCGGCCACACAGGTGCTCTGGCGATTGCTCTCCAGCAGTCGCATCTTGCCAGCGGCGGCAAGCGAGATATCAGCCATTCCCTCTCCAGTTCCATCCACCGTGCGAGCATCGGCCTAGCGGTACAGGCTCATCTGTGCTCGCAGTGCTTCCTCATCACGCTTCCCCTTACCGGCCGGGGCCGCGGGAGCAGGGCTCTTCGGGGTGCCGGGCTTCGGCGAACCGGCCGGCTCCTCCCCCAGGACCGCCGCCTTCTCCAGCCAGGCGTCCATCACCAGCACGTCGTCCGTCTCCGGTGCCAGCGCGCGCACCTTCTCCGGCAGTGCCTTCAGCCGCGCCTCGACGGCCGACTGCGCCCGGTCACGGAACCTCTGCAGCTCCTCCACCGCAGCCCTGTGCTCCGCCTCCAGGGCTTCCAGCTTCCGGCGCGTCTCTTCGTGCTGCGCGGCGGCCTCGTCCCGCCGCCGCTGGCTCTCCTCCTCGCGGTCGGCGTGCTCCTGGCGGGCGCGCTCCAGCTCGGTCTTGAGTGCCTTGCGCTCTTCGTTCACCTTCTGGAAGCGGTCGTAGGGGACCATCCGCTCCTCGGGCTCCTTCACCGGCTCCGGGCTCGCCTTGGGCTCAGCCTCGGTCTCAGTACCAGTCTGCGGCGTCTCGGCGGCAGGCACATCGGTCTCCTCAGGCATGAACATCCTCCTACGCTCGTGACGTGAGCGACTCGATCCGAAGGGGTATCAGCGCGGGCCCCCTGGCGCCGGCACAGCATCCTGATTCGCCTGCGCCAGCTCTCGCGCGAGGGGGCCGCCCAGGTGCCGGGCCATCTCCTGCACGCGGGCATCGTCCCAGCCGTCATCGCGGAGCAGCATCTCCAGGGGCATGCCGGCCTCGACCGCCATCTTGAATGCCGTCCACCGGCTCTGCTCCACCTGGTAACCCTCGCCCTTCGCCTCGGGCAGCAGCGGGCGCATGTCGATGTCGAAGTCGAGGTGGCCCTGCTCGTAGCTCGCCAGGTCGAAGGGGAGGAAGCGGCGGCGCTTGCCGTCCAGGGCGCCCCACGCGCCGCTGTTCGCACGCATCCCGGCAATGGCCAGGCCCATCTGGAAGAGCTTCACGCTCTGCCGGTCGGCGGCTGCGGCGGCGCGCACGAAACGGTGCTTCACGTCGCCGGCCAGCTTCTCCACCGCCGGCCCCGTCGTCTGCGTCATCGCCCGCAACGTCGCGAACATCGAGAGCTCCGGGAAGTCGCGCTCCACCTCCTGGACCAGCGCGTGCGCCGCGGCCATCGCCTGCTGCACATCCAGCGAGAGCGTCTCCAGCCCCGCCTCGGGGGGACCGTAGAGCACGTCGAGCTGCTCCCGCCCCGCCAGGGGATCGGGGCTCTCATGGGTGGCCACCTGCTTCGAGCCCTGGATCATGTCTGCCAGGACGCGCACATTCTTGCCCCCCTTGACGATGATCGGGGCTTCCAGCATCTTGCCGATCTGGTCATGGATCTGGGAGACGAGGTGGTTCAGTTCATCGAGCTTCCCGATGGCGCACCACGTCACCGGGGCACCGTAGACCGACCCCAGGTTGTTGAAGCGGTACCACACCGCAGGCACGAACCCGTAGGGGTTCTCGTAGCGCGCTCCGGCGCCCGTCGCGTCGAAGGGGCGGTCGTCGAGCGTCGTCTGGATGCTCTCCTTGGTCACTTCCTCGCGGTAGCGATGGCAGCGACCCCCATCGCCCTCAATGTCGTACTCCAGGGCGTAGCGCTGCACGTTCCCCGCGGAGTCCAGCTCCAGGTCGCTCACCAGGCCCGGCCAGATCACCTCGGCACTCACCTTGCGCCGGTCCACCTCGTCGTTCAGCTTCACCAGAACGTTGCCGAGCGCGGCGGCCTGGCGGAGCATCACGTGCATCTGCTCCTGCCAGTTGCTCCACTCCCAGAAGCTGCCCAGGGCGTCGCGGATCTCCTGGCGCGTATCGCGAGCCAGCGGGATGGCCAGCGGGGTGCCGTCCGGGAGCCGGCGGGCATCCGTCGTCAGCACGCCCGGGTAAATGCTCGTGTAGAACTCCACCAGCCGAAACGTGGGGTTGTAGATCTGGCGGATGTGGCGATAGAGCCCATGCCGTCCCTTGTAGCTCGACCAGTTCCGCAGGTCCTCGAACGCCGTGTTGGAGTAGTACTCCCACAGCCGGTCGTAGTGGTCGGCGCGCGGCCGGTAGCGGGCGTTCGCCTGCTGCCCCTGGCCGTTCCACGCATCGGTGTCGATTGTCGTTAAGGAATGAGCGGGTAGTTGGGCCGGGGCGTGGTGAGCGCCAAGTAAAATAGTACAAAGATGTGGTAGGTACCCGGTGCAGGGGTGGCGAACATGACCGCATGCAAGACAAGGCGCCTATCATTCGGTTATTGCTCTACTCGCAGAAGCTCGTGGAAGCGGGCCTGAAGCGGGGTGAGCCGTTCCACTTCGAGGAAGGCACCCCGAGCATGTTCGACGAGTTCTTCACCCTCGCCGATGAGCTCGGCGTGTTTGAGGGCATCGCCTCGCTCGAAGACCCACGCAAGCGGGCCTACATCCCGCTGCCGGTAATCGCCGCTACGGTGCTTTGCCGTTTCCTGTATGGGCTAGAGAGCTTCCGCTGCACCGGGAGAGTGCTGCTGCGCAACCACGTGCTACTGCAGCGGCTCGGGGTAGCCCCTGAAGTATTGGAAAAGGGAGGCTACTACCAGTGCCAGCGCGCTGGCGACGGGGGAGACCCGGAAAGCGCGCCTAAGCTCTTTGACGAAGAGAGCATTGCCGATGTGCTGGCGCGGGTGGATGTGGCAGGGCTGAACGCACTGCTCTCGCGGTTCGTGCAGCAGCTACGGAAGCGGCAGCCGCGCTGGTTCAAGCGTGGGTTGTTCATCATGGACAGCAACCACTTCGCGCTGAAGGGGTCACGCCGGCAGTATAAGTGGTGCTGTCTGATGCTGTGGACGCCCTATGGGATGATCCCGGTAGCGGCGGTGTTCTCGGCGACAGAGGGAGAAGGCACGGGAGAGACGAGCGTTGGCCGGCAGCTGCTGGAGCGCGTGTTTGAGACCTACGGCGAGCGGGGGTTTGTCAAGCTACTGTTGATGGATACCGGCTACCAGGATGGAGCGATGCTGCGCTGGCTGTACGACGAGCATGGCGTGGACTGGGTGATGGACCCTTCGGAGGAGCTAATCGCCACAAAGGGGATGCTTGCGGCGATCGACGAGAAGCCGCAGCGGCCCTGGGTGCGGGTGCAGCCGCCGAAGCTGGAGTTGCCGAAAGAGCAGATGCCGGTGCGGCACGTGATGTGGCTGGGAGAGCGGCATAACTTCTACACCTACGGTCGTCCGGTGAACGGCTGCGTAGTGCGCGACACCTATCCGCCAAGCGAGAAGCATCCGCAAGGGCACGTCCGCTACTTCTGCCTGCTTACCAGCCGTATGGATTGGAAAGGGGCACAGATCCACGACACCTCGCGGATGCGCTGGTGCATCGAGGACACGTTCGGATTGATGACCAACTTCTGGGGGTTGGGGCGGTGGGAGATCGGGCGCTTTGAGGTGTATCGGGCCACCATCTTGCTGAAGGCGCTCACCTTTGGGCTGTTAGTGGTCTACCAGTGGGAGAAGCAGTTGCGGCTGCCGCTGAAGCGGATCCAGGAGCGGCTGGCGGTGCAGTCGCAGTGGCGAGTGCTGGTGGTGTGCGCGGGAGCAGTGGTGAGCGCCACACCAGCGATGCTCAACTCCTGGATACAGAAGGGATGGCTGCGGGGCGTGCCCGGGTGAGACTGACCGCGATCCCGTGAACACCCGGGAAGCGACGCCTGTCATGGTCAGGTGCCGGGCAGGCGCGCTTGCGCCGGGAGCACGAGGCATAGGTGCGAAAGCGGCCTGCAAGAGCCGCCGCAGATACACTGCCAAAACCACAACCGACACCGATGCGTTCCACGTCCGGCGGAAGGAGTCGACGGCCGAGGAGATGGAGGCGAGCAGCTTCCAGGGAATGTGCACTACGCCGCCCACCGTTTCCGCGCGAAGCCGAACAGGCGCGCGATGTGCGAGGACGCGGGCTGCAGGTAGCACCCATCCGTCGCCCCGACGATGGCATAGCGCAGGGCGTCGAGCCGGTGGTACTTCTCCTTGGCGGCGATCTTCTCGGTCACCTCACCCGTGTCGTCCGCCTCGCGTTTGTAGTCCAGGAACTCCTCCCTCAACCCATCCAGGGAATCCACCACGAACAGGCGCCCCGTCTTCAGCAGTCCGGTCACCCGGTCGATGCCCGCTTCGACATCCTTGAAAGGCGGTTCTTCGACGGGCACACCATAGGCCGCCCAGTCCTCCCGCTGTTGCACCTCGGAAGGGGCTCCGCCCCACCAGGACGCTTCCGGCTCCCGAACGGAGAGGCGAAGCGCCTGCAGCGCTTTCTCCTCGGTCGTCATGCCGTTCACGTGTACCACACGGTAGACGTAGAACTCGTCCCGCGCTGGGTCGCGCGCGACCCACACACAGGCGTTGTTCACGGCGCCGAAGTCCACGCCCACGTGCCGCTCCCATCCCCAGGGGATGTCGAACGGCTTCACCAGGCATCCGCCATCCTCGCGCGGGAGGTCCACGAAGCTCGCGTAGATCATCCCCGCCGGCCGGGCGAACTCGGCATCGTAGAAGAGCCGGAAGCGGTGGTCGGGCAGGTTGGCCTTCGCCCAGTCGTACTCCTCCTGGGAGAACGAAGGGTTCTGGGTCGACTTGAACTGGACCACGTCGATGTCGGCGTCGCCCTTGCGCCACGGCTCGAAGAGCCGCTGCTTCAGCCACCCCAGGTTGTACGGCGTCGTCGTAATCAGAATCCGCCCCCGGTGCAGCGACACGCGCCGCAACACCGCCTCATAGGCTCCATAGGTGAACTTGTCCTGGCCCGCCTCATCCAGCCACGCGGCCTTCGCTGTTGCCGATTCCAGGGAGTCCGGGTTGGCGGCGGAGCCAAAAATCACCCGCGTCTCCGCCTCGGGCACGTAGCCCCACATCCGCCGGCACCCCTCCTCGGTGAAGATGAATGCGTGCTTCGTCTCCTTCCACTCGCCCAGGCGCAGCGTGTCGCGAAAGAGCCGGAGGAACTCCGGGAGCATCTTCAGCTCGAGGAGCGGGAAGCTGGCGGTGACCGCCAGGTAGTCGCCCGGCCCCTTGGCCTGGATCTCCCGATGCACCCAGAGGGGCCCGAAGCTCGTCTTCCCGCCCTGCGTGCCCGCCAGGATCACCACGAACCGCCGCTCGCTCTCCCAGGCGCGTGCCTGCCCGGGGTGCAGGTTGGCGGTCAGCACGCCATCTTCCACGGTCCAGAGTTGGCGAGGGGGCATACGGGCTTTCTATTGCCAGGTCATGCCGTCGTCTTCCGAGTACCTCTCGCGGCGAACCCCGGTGGCGAGGACATACGACGCGACCAGGAGGCCGCTCGGATACTGCACCGCGGTCACCACGGGAAGCGCGTTCGTCTCCATCGTGAAGCAGACCCGGGAGCCCTCCTTCACCGTCTTGCCGTCCACGGTCAGCTCCAGCGCCGGCCCCACCAGCATCGGCACCTTCACGATGAAAGTGACTGCCATGTGTCGCCGTCATCCTCGCTTGCCAGCACAACACCCTTGATATCCTTGGCAATCAGCAATCCGCTTGCCCGGCGCTCGATCCCGTGCCAGTAGGTAGAGACCGGCGGCATGCGCACATACTCCTGCCCCAGCCCCGGGGCACGGTCGAAGCCGAAGCGATGCGAGACGATGTGCTCCCCGTAGGGCGTTCGGAGGGCCACCAGCGGCTTGCGCGTGACGTTCCCGCCGCCGTCATCATCCCCGCAGTCGAGCTTCGAGATGTACTTGGAGTAGCTCGGGTTGACGTACAGGTCTCCGCCGGAGAGGTATGCCCGGCCCGACGCCCACAGGACCGCCCGTCCGGTGCCCGACTGCGCGATGTCAAAGTGGTAGATCGGGTCGCGGGTCACGGGAACCCACAGGTCGGCGTCCTCCTGGCTCGCCTCGTAGACCTGCGTCTCCTTGGTCGTGACCTCGCAGACCCGGCCTTCGTCGTAGACCACCAGCCCGGTGGTGTAGATGGCGATCAGCTTGTAGGGGCCCAGCCCCGTCTTCTCCGTCGGCTGCGACGTGAACGTCTGCGCTGCCGGGTTCGGCGGCGTGAGAGCCGTGGTGGACCGGGCGCCCTGCGCCCACCCGCGGTACTGCGTCTCCACCGGGCCACCGTAGTAGTCCTCCCATCCCGTCAGGAGGTGGTACTCGATCCATGGCTGGAAGATGTCCTCAGGAGCCGGTGGGAAGGGGAAGCCCTCGTGACGGTTGTTGATGATCCACGTCGAGTAGTCGTGCGTCTCATCCGGCGGCCAATGCATGTAGTACGGGATGTAGCAGGCCGTCGGGTCGTAGTCGTAGATCGGCCCGCCGTTCCAGAAGATCAGCGGCCTGAGGCCAAGGAACTGGATCTCTCCTTGCGGCAGCACGTACTCGAAGAAGCGCGTCTCGTCGGTGATCTGCTTCGTCTGCCAGAGGTGCTCCGTCGGGCCGTCTCCGAAGTCCACCGAGAACCGCCGCTCATCCACCGTGACGTGCACGCCATGGTTGTCGGTCACGTGCCACGAGCCCTGCCACGTCCCGAAGTGGTTCTTGGTGGCCGGCTCCAGCGTGTCTTGCATCGACGGCTCGGTCGGCTCGCACGTCCACTCATAGACCGTGGCGACATCTAGGCGGGTGACGGGACCGTAGTCGTACGACTTGTTGTCGTCGTTCACCTGGTCCACGGTGCGCCGCCACCCCAGGTCGTTGACGGTCACCTCCACGTGGCCCTCGGCGTGCGTGATGTGCGCGTGCCCGCTCGTCGGGAAGGACGCCAGGCAGTGTCCGCCCGCGCTCACGTAGAAGGTCTCCTCTACGACGACGCCTTCATCATCGAGCCGGATGCCGTCAGCCATGCGGGGAAGGGGCGCGACCACACACCCCGAGGGGCGTCGCGGCGGGTAAGGTCGCCTCCCCGCCACCAAGCCGGGCCCTTGCGCGCAGGGACGCCGGCAACGAGATTAGGGGGTCACTCCCCGTCGCGGACCAGGGCGATCAGGAGCACGCAGTAGTTGATCAGGTCCTTCGCCGTGTCTTCCACGGACTCGTCGACCACCGAGAGCTTCCCCGCCTGCGAAAAGCGGATCAGCCGTGCCACCTTGTCGCAGACCCGCACCAGCAGGCCCTGCTCCGCGGTCGCCAGGCCGGCGGCCTCCGCTAGGCGGAAGTTACGCAGGGGGTCGTCGCCGGTGGCGTAGTCCTCGCTCTTCCCCTGCATCAGGACCCGGGCTTCGTCGCACAGCACCTGGTGCAGCCGCAGCAGCTCCGGCCGTGTCATGCCAGGTCCAGCCCGTACTGCCAGGTGATCGGGTGTTTGTCGCTTACTCCGAAGAGCCACCACTGGTTCGCGCTGTCGAAGCCGAGCGTCGTCAGCGCCCACTGGTCGTCGGTCACCATCGTTCCCGTCGCCAGCACCTGCACCCGGTTCACCCGCCAGTGCGCCAGCGCGTGGAAATGGCCCATGCACAGCACGTCGATGGGACCCAAGCTGTCGGAGGTGTTCCAGCGCAGCAGCCGGTTCTGGACCCCGTACCACGGGATGCCGCTCGTGCCGTAGATCCGGTCGCCATGGTAGAGCAGGTAGTGGTGGCCGCGGATCTGCGCTTTCTGCAGGAAGTAGTCGGCGGTGTTCAGGTTCACCGAGACACCGTGCTCCTTTGCCTGCCCCTGCAGGTAGCGGTAGAATACCACGTCGAAGTTCGTGTTCTCGTGCGCGTGCTTGCCGGCACGGCCGTGGTTGCCGGGCACTGCGAACACCTCTACCTCGCCCCACGCCTCGCGCTGCTTCCCGAGCCAGGCCGACGTGACGCCCGAGAGCTGCCACGCCTGCTCCTGCGGATCGGTAATCTCCTGGTGGTGGGGCTGCGTGGGATAGATCCCGCCCCCGTCGCACACATCCCCGAGGATGAGCACGATCAGCTTGTCAAGGTGCTTCCCGCCCAGGTGCCGATCCCGGAACTGGATCAGCCGCTCCCCCAGGCTCTCGAACCTCGAGCGAAACGTCTGTGGGCCGTAGCTCGCCGTCTGCTTCCCGTAGTGCCAGTCCGATGTCACCAGGACGGCCGTCTCGGGACTCCCCAT